AAGGTATACTGGCCACAAGCACACAACAACATTGTTCAGTTTTTTCTAAAACAATCCAAAAAAGCAGTAGAAATATATTACGTCACTGGCAATCATGATGAGTTTCTTCGTGAATACGTTGGAACAGAAATGGGTAACATTAAATTAGTAAATGAAACAATACATCATGGAGAGAATGGTAAACGATATCTCGTTATTCATGGCGATCAGTTCGATCTTGTTACGATGAATGCGAAATGGCTTGCTATGATTGGTGGATGGTTATATGATAGAATGATCGATATTAACAGATATCTCCAGTGGGTTTATAATAGATTAAATATAAACGGTTTCTCTCTTTCTGCTTGGGCGAAACACAATGTCAAAGAAGCAGTAAATTTTATTGGCGACTACGAAACAGTGGTTGCTGATGCGGCAAAAAGGAAATGCGTAGATGGAGTGGTTTGTGGTCATATTCATCATGCTAATATATCTGTTTTGGACGGTATTGAATACATGAACTGTGGTGATTGGGTTGAGTCCTGTACCGCTATTGTAGAACACCACAATGGAAAATTTGAGATTATAAGACGATGAAATTAACAATATTTACAGATGCATGGTATCCACAAATCAATGGAGTAGTAACTACTCTTGATATGACTAAACAAACTCTAGAAAAACGTGGATGGGAGGTAGAAATTGTCCATCCAGATATGTATAGATTTACAATTCCTTTACAACCGTCCACTGGTATTTTTATGCCATTGCTGCCTATGGGAATTGCTGATGAACATGTTCGTAATGCAGACAAAATTCATATAGCAACAGAAGGAGCTATCGGTCTTGCTGCAAGATATAGTTGTAAGAAACACGGAAAAAATTACACTACATCCTTTCACACAAAATATCCGGAGTATGTTAAGATTCATACTGGTATATCACCAAGAGTTAGCAGTAAATATTTTCGTTGGTTCCATAGAAACAGCAATTGTGTTATGGTTACAACCCCCCAAATGGTTGATTACTGTTCTCAACTTGGTATTAAACGATTAAAGATCTGGAGTCGTGGTGTTGATACAGAACTATTCAAACCAGATCCCAACTGGAAATCAAAGGGAGATGGTATTCGTGCCATTTATGTTGGTAGAGTTAGTGCAGAGAAAAATCTAGAAGCATTTTTAAATATTAGTAACGATAATATTATTAAATTGGTTGTCGGTGATGGACCCCAACTTGAAGAGTATAGATCAAGATACTCAGACGCTTATTTTCTCGGTCGTAAGACAAGAGAAGAGATTTCTAAACTGCTTCAAGTTCAAGATGTATTCGCTTGGCCTTCTCTGACTGATACTTTTGGTTTAGTTGTTCTAGAAGCAATGGCATGTGGACTACCAGTTGCTGGATTTGATAATGAAATTAATAGATACATTATTGACGATAAATCCGGAGTGCTTACAGGTAAGTCTCTTGAACATGCTATTAAAAGTGCCAGTCTATTAAATCGTGATAATGCTGTAATAAGAGCAAAGAAATTTTCGTGGGATGCAGCAACAGACCAATTTATAGAAAACCTAGCATGATATGGAAGAAGAAACTTTAGATAGTATATTATTGGATCAACTACACTCAGCAAGAAATGGGCAGAAATTGATAAAAAGAATAAAACAATTATTTAAAAAAGACCCTAATCTTGATGCGTTGGAACATCAGAATAAAGTTCGTATTGAATTTTTTGAAAATATGATTGAAGACAAAGAACTTCTCAATCAGAAAAATAAAAAGAAACCACAAAGAGAAAGCGATTTGTTATCTAAAAATCCTATGCTGGAAACATATAGATTCGCAATGTTTGCTTCTTTGTATGGATATACTGTAATGCTAGACACTATGAAAAATTATATTTCATATTTCAAGAAAGACGATAATGAGAAGAACAATAACTAATTTACAGAATTTAGTAGAAATTCCAGAATCTATTATCTTAGAAGCAGTGCAATATATTCCGGAAGATGAAGAAAGTGGAATGAGAACAGTTTTATTGGCCGCAGATGAGTATCGTGCGGCCAATTTGACACCAGTATTCATATTGGACCAATATAGTATGAATATACTGGTGGTATGTAAGGAGACATTTGGTAAGCGTCTCCATTAACAAGGAGGGTGTAATATGTCAAGATCATATAAGAAACATCCAGGTGGTGGAATTACTACTGCATCTAGCGACAAACCATGGAAGAAAATAGATCATCGTCGCTATCGCCACTACTATAAAGATAAGATTCGACATGAAGAGTATGATGATATCGAACCACCGAATTACAAAGAAGAACCTTGGGGCTGGCCAAAAGACGGTAAACAGTATTGGACAGAAGGTGTAGATGATTATCGTTGGATGAGAAAATAGTATTTGACTTTCAAATAAGGATATAGTATAAATACTACCAAGAGTGGCGGTTTCCGTCACCAAGGCGAAACTGACCACTTGATTATTTTCTCAAATGGAGAATATTACATGAGTACAGTAACTACAACTACAGTTGCAGAAAAGGCGGAAGTCGTCGATCTTCGTGGAATGTGGATAGGACTAGGTCTCCTAAACGTATTCTATCTAATTGTTCGCATTTATGAACAGGTATACGGCTGGAGGGCTGGACTTGATTCATTTGCGCCAGAGTTCCAGACATATTGGATGTCTATTCTTTGGACAGAGATTCCTCTTGAGTTAGTTTCAGGACTAGCACTTGCTGGATATCTTTGGAAGACAAGAGATCGAGCAATTGACAGCGTGGCTCCTCGTGAGGAGATGCGCCGTTTAGTTACTCTTGTTCAGTGGCTTGTTGTGTATGCCGTCGCCATTTACTGGGGCGCATCCTTTTTTACTGAACAGGATGGTACATGGCATATGACTGTTATCCGTGATACTGACTTTACTCCAAGTCATATCATTGAGTTCTACATGTCATATCCTATTTACTCAATCATTGCCGTTGGTGCTTTCTTTTATGCTCGCACTCGTATTCCATATTTCTCACATGGATACAGTCTTGCATTCTTGATTGTTGCTATCGGTCCGTTTATGATTATTCCAAACGTTGGTCTCAACGAATGGGGTCATACTTTCTGGTTTATGGAAGAACTATTCGTAGCACCTCTACATTGGGGCTTCGTGTTCTTTGGCTGGATGGCACTTGGTGTCTTCGGCGTTGTTCTCCAGATCCTTGGTCGTGTTCATGCTCTTGTTGGGCGTGAAGGCGTAAGACTTCTAACAGAGTAAAAAATATTTGAGGGGGAGGTATTGACTTTCCCCTCAACACAACTATATAATAACTGTGCTGTCGAAAGAAGCACTATTTAAATCTCGCTAATTATAGGAGAAACAAATGACAAACGACGTATTTTCTTTCAATACAACTAATTTCGATAAGTTTTTTGTTGGCGCAGACAAGATGTTAAAGACACTAACATCAGCGCATGATGCCTACGCAAAGGCAGTTCCCGGATACCCTCCATATAACATTATCAAGAATGACGAAAACAACTACACCATTGAAATGGCCGTGGCTGGTTTTGGTAAGCACAATATTGATATTGAACTCGCAAACAACACATTGATTGTTAAGGGTGGATCTACTGTTGGTGAAATTGATCCCGTGAATAATCCTATAGAATATGTTTGGAAAGGTATTGCCGACCGAGTGTTCACCCGCAGATTTACCCTTGCTGATACAGTGGAGGTAAAGAATGCTGAACTTATTAATGGGATGCTCAAGATCTTTCTTGAAAATGTTATTCCGGAAGAGAAGAAACCACGAAAAGTGGATATCAAGTAATCTTCTAAATAAAGAGAGGGGACCACCCTCTCTTTTTCATTAGGAGGTTATTATGTCTTTTGACATCAAACAATATTGGCCACAGCCAAAACCTAATCAACTAGTTCAACACGAATATTATAATCCCGCCGATCAGAAAACTATTACAAATGTTTTCTATACAAAACCAAATGACCCATATGTATATGAAGAAGATTACCATGGAGGTCAATGGACTGCTACATGGGTGATGGACTATAATCATTTTAATGGTGTTATGGAGATGGTAGACATTTACCCTGCCAAAAAATATCAGTTCTGGACAAAGTATAGAACTACTGGATTTGTTGAGGGTAAAGAAATCCCTTGGGGTAAAGTTCAAAATATTGGTGATCGTATAGATGAAGAGCTAGAAATCTCAGTATT